CCCCGACCCCCCCCTTTTCGCGCCGCGCTGCGCGCGGGGGGCTAAGACGGTTTTGCATGTTCTATCTCATAATTTCGAGATTGTTTTCGTTTTTTTTAGCGCCTGGGTCTTATCTAGCTGGTATAGTCTTAGCTGGTATAGTCTTGGCTGGTATAATCTAGGTTTTTTGAGGTTGGTATATATCTGGTCTGGTTTAATCTAGCTGGTATATACTAGTACTAGTATAGGAGGGGGGTTGGGGGGGGGTATTTTCTCAGGATAGGGCTCCCCCCTTTTCTCGCGGAAAATTTTCTTATAATTTTTGAAAATGGATATTGCTGCGATACAGGGCCAGATCGGTTCATTACCTGCTGACAGGCAGCGTGAGATTCTTGCTTTACTTGACGAGTTATCCAATGCTCGTGTCAGGGAAGAAGCGAGCGGCGATTTCCTGGCATTTGTGAGGGAGGCTTGGCCTGCGTTCATAGAGGGGAGTCATCATCGTGTGATGGCAGATGCGTTCAATCGTATTGCGAGTGGCGATTTGAAGCGTTTGATCATCAACATGCCTCCACGCCACACCAAGTCCGAATTTGCTTCGCATCTATTTCCTGCTTGGTATCTGGGCAAGTTTCCTGACCGCAAGGTGATTCAGACTGCTCACACTGCGGAATTAGCTGTTGGTTTCGGGCGCAAGGTTCGTAACCTCGTGGGTTCTTCTGAGTATGCGGTGATGTTTCCCGGTGTTGACTTGAGTGCAGACTCAAAGGCTGCGGGACGTTGGAACACGAACGAGGGCGGCGATTATTTTGCTATCGGCGTTGGTGGTGCTGTTACTGGTAAGGGTGCTGACATTTTGATTGTTGATGATCCGCATTCTGAGCAGGAGGCGGCATTAAACGATCCGAAAATCTACGACAAGACTTATGAGTGGTACACATCTGGTCCGCGTCAGCGGCTACAGCCTGGTGGCGCGATCTGTTTAGTGATGACTCGTTGGTCGAAAAAGGATCTAACGGGCAGCATATTGAAGGCTTCCATCCAAAGGGGTGGCGCGGACGAATGGGAGATCATTGAACTGCCTGCGATTCTTCCTAGCGGCAAACCATTATGGCCTGGATTTTGGCCATTAGAGCAGCTTGAATCTCTTAAAGCCGAACTTCCGGTTTCAAAGTGGAGTGCCCAGTATCAGCAAGATCCGACTTCCGAAGAGGGTGCGCTCATCAAGCGCGAGTGGTGGAAGGAGTGGACGGAGAAGGAGCCACCAGACTGCGAGTTCGTGATTCAGTCTTGGGACACTGCGTTCTTAGCGAAAGAGACTGCCGATTATAGTGCTTGCACAACGTGGGGTGTTTTTTATACGGAGGACGGCCAGGCCAAGATTGTTCTTCTGGATGCGTTACAGGAGCGTCTGGAGTTTCCTGACTTGAAGGTTCGTGCATACGAGATGTACAAAGAATACGAGCCTGACGCTTTCATTGTGGAGGCTAAGGCAGCGGGCAGTCCTTTGATTTTCGAGCTTCGCAGGATGGGGATTCCTGTTGCGGAGTACACACCGAGCAGGGGGAAGGACAAAGTTGCCAGGGTAAACGCGGTATCTGATCTTTTTTTCAGTGGCCACGTTTACGCTCCGAAAACCCGTTGGGCTGAGGAGGTGATGGAGCAATTTGCGTCTTTCCCGTTTGGCGATCACGATGATCTAGTCGATTCCTCGACACAGGCGTTGCTCAGGTTCAGGCAGGGCGGATTCATCAGTATGCATAGCGACTATCCGATGGACGAGTTGCTACCGGGACGTAAAGCGGATTATTATTAGATGGGCGATGTAACGGCTACGGAGATTTTAGATGGCGATAGACAAGCCTCTTAACGGGTTACTTAATCAAGACGATTTCGAGATGGGTCCAGAAGGACTCCTTGTAGCGGAAGAGGAGATGCCTATCGGTGACTCTATGCTCACTGAACTGGCAGATGGCGGTGTCGAGATCGATTTCGATCCCATGTCGAGTCTTATGGGTGGCGGTGAGGAACCATTCGATTCCAATCTGGCTGAGTACATCGAAGACAACGAGCTTCGCACGCTGGCAATCGACTGCATATCGATGTTTGATTCCGATAAGAGCAGTCGTTCGGATTGGGAGGCGACGTACAAAGAAGGTCTGGATCAGTTAGGCTTGGAAATCGAGGATCGCACCACTCCGTGGGCTGGAGCTTGTGGCGTATTCCATCCGATGCTCTCTGAAGCCGTTGTACGATTCCAGGCACAGACGATCCAAGAAATCATGCCAGCCAAGGGGCCGGTCAAATCGCATATTTGGGGTGTCGTGACTGATGAACGCGAGCAGCAAGCGCGGCGTGTTCAGGAGTACATGAATTACCAGCTTATTGAGGTAATGACCGAATATCGCTCTGAAACTGAAAAGCTTCTGTTCAGCCTGCCGTTAGCTGGTTCAGCGTTCCGCAAGATCTATTTTGATCCTTCGTTGGGCAGACCGACTTCGATGTTCGTACCGGCAGAGGATTTTGTCGTGTCGTACAACGAATCCGAGTTAGAGCACGCCGAGCGTTATACCCATGTCATGAACCGAAGCACGAATCAGGTGAGAAAGCTTCAGGTAAGTGGGTTCTATCGTGACGTTGAATTGACTGCGTCCCATGTCGAAGAAAATCCGATTACAAGCAAATTCAACGAGATCGGTGGCGTCAGCCCTTCGTGGGACAACAATGAACGGCATCAACTCCTTGAAATGCATTGTGACATAGACGTACCCGGATTTGAAGATCCCGATGGAGTTGCGTTGCCCTATGTCGTTACCATCGACAAGAGCAGTTCCACGATTCTATCGATTTACAGGAACTGGTCCGAAGATGATCCGCATAGGATAAAGAAACAACATTTCGTTCATTACGGATATGTCCCCGGCATCGGATTCTATAATCTAGGTCTGATCCATATGATCGGCGGTCTCGCTAAATCAGCGACTAGTCTGCTGCGCCAGCTTGTAGATGCGGGGACTCTTTCCAATTTACCGGGAGGATTGAAAACTCGTGGGCTAAGGATCAAAGGCGATGATACGCCGATTATGCCGGGAGAGTTCAGGGACGTTGATGTGCCGGGAGGGGTGATCCGCGACAATATCACCTTCCTTCCTTATAAGGAACCTTCTTCGGTTCTTTATCAATTGTTGGGCAATATCGTGGAAGAGGGCAGGCGGTTTGCTTCGATGGCGGACCTGAAAGTAGCGGACATGAACCAAGAGGCTCCGGTAGGGACCACTCTTGCGATCATGGAGCGGGCCATGAAAGTACAGTCCGCGATCCAGGCCAGGATTCATGCCAGCCTGAAGCAGGAATATAAAATTCTTTCAGGGGTCATCCGCGACTATACATCACCGGACTATCCTTATGAGACCGAATCAGGGGAAGGCATCAAGCTTGAAGACTTCGATGACCGCATCGACGTTGTCCCGGTTTCGGACCCGAACGCATCAACGATGGCCCAACGGATCATGCAGTATCAAGCGGCTATGCAACTGGCACAACAATCGCCTGGTCTGTATGACATGCCACTTCTGCATCGTGAGATGATGGAATTGATTGGCATCCCGAACGTAGATAAGATTGTTCCCCAACCGGATGAGGCCCGTCCCACAGATCCAGTTAGTGAGAATGAAAATGTTCTTACGTTGAAGCCTGTGAAGGCGTTTGAGTACCAAGACCATGAAGCACACATGAGGGTGCATATGGTGCTCAAGAATGATCCGCAGATTAAGGAGCAGATGCAAAACAATAAGATGGGCGGTGCCATCAATGCTGCCTTAGATGCCCATATCCGCGAACATTTGGCATTCATCTTCCGTGACCAGATCGAAGAAGAGCTTGGCGTTCCGCTTCCACCGACAGACCAGCCGTTGCCTAAAGATATCGAAAAGCGGCTTAGTGCATTGGTTGCCGATGCGGCTGACCAGATGTTGGGCAAAAAGAAAGCCAAGGCCAAGGCCGAGAAAGACGCGAAGATGCAGAAAGATCCTATCGTTCAGCAGCGTGAAAAGGAATTGGATATCAGACGCGAGGATGTTCAGCGTCGAGCGCAGGCAGACCAGGCCAAATCACAGTTGGAGCAGCAGAAGCTTGCGGTCACGCAGCAAGCAGGCCAGGAGAAGCAGCAGCTTGAGCGTGAGAAGATTGCTTCCAAGGAACGTTCCGATGCTGCTGCGTTGGAACAAGAGCGCGAGGAGGTGTTCCTTAAATCTCAGATAGATCAAGAACAGTTTGAAGTTGAACAGGAAACTGAAGGCGTTAAAGCTGCGTTGGCACGGGAAAAGTTTGATGCCGAACAGGAGATGGAGAGCGTGAAACTAAGGTTGGAACAGGAAAAGTTTGATGCCGAGCAGGAAGCCGAAGGCGTGAAATTTGGCCTGAATATGTCGGAGAAAAATAAGAATGAGTGATGATGTTCTTTCGTTAATCAAAAAGAAATTAAGAGAGCAAATGAATGAAATAGCAGATTCGGTTTCACTTGGTTCGGCAAAAAATATGGAAGATTACCGCAAGATGTGCGGGATGATCGAAGGATTGGCATGGGCAGAGCGGGAGATTCTAGATATCGAAGACAGACTTAGGGAATTTTGATCTGTAGGACGCAACGTTCGTTCGGAACGCAATAATTCAACGAGGAGTCGTTATGGCTACACTCGCAAAAGAAGTTTTGGCTGAGATGGTGTCACCAGAAAAAGATGTTGAAGAAGAAGATCCTCGCTATGCATCGCAATTACCGGAGCCAAAAGGCTACAAACTCTTAATTGCACTCCCCGAAGTCGAAGAAGCCACCGAAGGTGGCATCATAAAGTCGGTGCGGTCCCAGCATGAGGAGTCTATCGCCACGATTGTGGGTTGGGTGATGAGCATGGGACCGGACGCCTACGTTAATTACAACCGATTTCCTAATGGACCTTACTGTCAGGTAGGCGATTGGGTGGTTTTTCGGGCATTTAGCGGTACTAGACTGAAAATTCGTGGTAGAGAGTTCCGTTTAATCAACGACGACACCGTAGAAGCGGTTGTAGAAGATCCTAGGGGGGTGGAGAGAGCATAATGTCTGACGAAATCGGCAGGATGAGCGAAGAAGACAAGTTTTTGGGCGTCAGAACCACGATTGAGCCCCCTGAAGATGCAAGTACGGACGTTGATGACGGTGAAGTCAACATTGAAGTCGTGGATGACCGCCCAGAAGCGGACCAAAGGGCCTCTTCTGGGGCAATGGGCGATGATGACGGTACTGCATCGGACGAAGAGGTCGCACAATTGGGTCAACGTGCCCAAAAACGCATAAAAAAGCTGAAATGGGAGTATCACGAAGAGCGTAGGGCCAAAGAAGCGTCAGAGCGCCTCGCAAATGAGGCTGTTAGCTACACACAGAGTATGCAAGTCGAAAATCAGCGTCTTTTGAAGCTTATTCAGGACTCTCAAGGTGCCCTGACGGAGCAAAGCAAGTCTAGGGCAAATGCTTCACTCATGATTGCCCAAGAAAACTACAAAAGAGCGCATGAATCGGGTGATAGCGAACAAATCACCATCGCACAGCAGCATTTGACCAACGCGCAGCTTGCTCAAGCCTATGCTCCTGCGGTTTCGCAAAAAATCATCGATAATTGGAAGCAGCAGGTGATGGCGGAGGACCAACAGGTTGCGAGCCAGCAACAACAGCATATTCCAGAGCCAATTCAGCCGGATGGGAAGGCGATGGAATGGCAAGATCGCAACCCTTGGTTTGGTGTTGATAAGGAACTAACTAGTTTTGCTTATGGTGTACACGAGAAGTTGGTTATGGACGAAGGTATTGACCCCGAGTCTGAACAATATTATGAATTGATTGATTCTCGTATGAAAGAAGTCTTTCCTACGCAATTCGGTAGTAATAGCCAGCGCACTAGTTCTACGATGGTTGTTGACACCGCACCGCCTCGAAAAAAGCCCGTGGTAGCATCTGCTTCTAGAAATAGCGGAGCCAGGCCACGCACCGTCAGATTGACGGAAACCCAAGTAAGACTCGCGAAACGTCTGGGGCTTACCCCCCAGCAATACGCAGCCCAGGTAATGAAGGAGATGGCCTAATGGCTGAAGAACGCGCCCCACGGGAACCTAGAGAACTCGAAAGTCGTGAGAACGAAATTCGGGCACAATCTTGGGAGCCTGCTTCCATACTTCCAGACCCAAATCCGCAAGATGGATGGGTGTTCAGATGGATACGAACTTCTATGGTAGGCAATCCAGACAATACGAACGTGTCAAAGCGTTTTCGTGAAGGATGGGAGCCGGTTCGTGCCGAAGATCACCCTGAACTCAAGATTATGAGCGATCATAAATCGGAATGGGGTGCGAAGGGTGGCATTGAGGTTGGTGGGTTATTGCTCTGCAAGGCACCGGAAGAAACGGTGGAACAAAGGCGAGCCTATTACAGGAATCACGCCGAATCGCAGATGCAAGCAGTGGACAACAATTATATGCGTGAGAACGATCCACGAATGCCAGTTCTCGCGCCTGATCGTAAAACTCGTGTAGCATTCGGTGGCGGAGGTCGCTGATGCTACAACATGACCAGTAGAGGTGTTTATGGCTACTACAGCGGCTCCATATGGGGCCAGGCCCATTGGCACTCTTAGTGCTTCCGGGTCATTCACCAGTCAGACGAGACACTTGCCGATTATTACTACCTACGGCACACAGATCTCTAATGGTGATTTTGTTAAGGTTGCAGCAGACGGTACTATCGCGAAGGATACTGGTACTACTGCTTTGACCGCAGTTGGGATCTTTTTGGGTTGCTCTTATACGGACCCGACGACCAGCCAGAAGACGTTTTCTAATTACTGGCCTGCATCTAATGCGGCCACTGATGCGATGGCGTATGTGCTGGACGATCCCTTTGTGGTATTTCAAATGCAGTCTGACGAGGCACTAAACACTACAGATCGCGGTCTTAATGCGTCTGTGGTCGTCACGGCTGGCAATACTACTTTCGGTAAGTCCAAGAATGCGCTTGACGGCAGCACTCCAGCAACAACGAACACGCTGCCTCTTCGCATTATTGATTTTGTCGATGGCCCAACTAGCTTGCCGCCGAAAGGCACTACGGCAAGTGATGCATATCCTGATGTAATCGTGAAGTTCAACGCTGCGTCCAGCGGGTCAGCTTCTAATCATTCCTATTTGAACGCTACTGGCGTATAGGAGACTGACCAATGGCTATTTCACGAGCACAACTTCTCAAGGAACTGCTTCCTGGGCTGAACGCGCTCTTTGGAATGGAGTATGCACGTTATGACGACGAGCATACCGAAATCTATGAGACGGAAAGTTCGGATCGTTCCTTTGAGGAAGAAGTGAAGCTTTCGGGCTTCGACGCTGCCCCGGTGAAGGATGAGGGGTCTGCGATTTCTTATGATGCCGCACAGGAATCGTTCACGGCTAGGTACAACCATGAAACGATTGCGATGGGTTTCGCCATCACGGAAGAGGCCATGGAGGACAACCTCTATGACTCCCTGTCGGCTCGTTACACCAAGGCTTTGGCTCGCGCCATGGCCCACACCAAGCAGGTTAAGGCTGTTGTTCCTTTGAATAACGGTTTTACCAACGCTTATCAGAGCGGCGACGGTGTAAATCTCTTTACAGCGTCAAGCGATGGCGTAACTGGTGGTGACGGTCACCCGCTTGTTTCGGGTGGCAAGAACTCCAACCGTCCAGCGACTGCCGTTGACCTCAACGAGACTTCTCTTGAGGCTGCTGTAATCCAGATTGGCAAATGGACCGATGAGCGTGGTCTGATGATCGCTGCTCGTCCCCAGACGCTCGTTATCCCGCCCGACTTGCAGTTTGTGGCGACACGGGTAATGAAATCTGAGCTTCGCCCCGCGACGGCGGACAACGACATCAATGCAGTGCGTTCGATGGGTGTTGTTCCGGGTGGAACAGTCGTGAATCACTACCTTACTGATACGGATGCGTGGTTCCTGCTCACCGATGTTCCGAACGGCATGAAGCATTTTAATCGTGTGGCACTTGAAACGAGCATGGACGGTGATTTCGATACCGGAAATGTTCGCTACAAGGCTCGCGAGCGGTACAGCTTCGGTGTCTCCGATCCACTTGGGATCTGGGGTTCGCCCGGAGCGTAGTGAATAAGGGGTGGGGACGGTTCTATGTTCGCACCGTTCCCGCCCCTTTTTCTTTTTCCTGACTATCAAGCGATTGGTAGACACTAGCCAAGACAGGAGAAACTAATGGCTAACACAACTTTTTCAGGTCCAGT